TATTTATAATCAAGACGCAAATTCATTAAGTATTTCAGGAGCTGCGTTGAATCTAAAACTCCATGCGCGTTTTACAATACTGCCAGGAGCTACATTCATCAAATCAACATTTGATTGAGGAATGCAGTTTCTGAAAACCTGCTGCTGAAGCTGCCCGTCTGATCTGCGATTGAGTTTACCTCTGAAGTCAAAAGTTGGCGTGTAACCATTTTGGAGTGCCTTGACGAGTGAATCCAGCATTACATCGTCACGTATAACGACTTCACTCATTGTAAGAACCATTGAATACCCGGTATTTACCGCGTAAACTAGATTTGAACCAACCGGCTGATGATCTACGTTATTAAAAGTAACCTGTACTGTAAATGTGTCAACCTCGCCTAAAAAAATCGGGGTTGAACTGTCGGGCGGCGTAACATAAAGCTGACCGTCCTTGCCTGTTAATAATTTTCTGGAATCAAGAGAACCTTGTTCGTTATACATATAAATTTTCCTCCTTTATGATGCGCTGCTAAATCTGAATTGGAATGTAAAATACATTTTCTCTAGGCTGTCGATATCGTCTGCGGTAATAACAAACCATGCGCTGTCCCCAGATGCTACATTGCTCGTGTCATCAGAAATCGTCGCTCCAGGCAGGAGCTTTCCCTCACTGACCATCGTATTCAGGATGCCTTGGACAGCTTGTTTAACTGCTGTCCTGCCATCGGTATCATTGTTGATGTTTCCAACCATGTTCTCGGTTGTATCGCTTGAACGTTGCATAAGCTCAAAGCGAGTTTTTACGCGGCGAATCTTTTTCCATCCCGCATCATCTTCTCCAGAGGGGGTGGCTAAAGTCGTAATTGCATAATCAATCCACAGCTGGCCGGATGTGTTAATGCTTAAAACCATCATGCCATGGTCTACCGCATCGTCAAACTGCGTATTTGTCAGCATTTCAATCGGAGAAACAGCTCCTGTAATTACTTTATGGGATAAACTGGAGTTTGATGCGATTGCTGCAACCATTCCGGAAATTCTTGCCACAGCAAGGAAGCCATCATATGTATTTCCTGAACTGTCAGTCCAGCCAGAACCAAAGTAAATTGTGCGGTAATCATTGTATGCAACTGAATGTGACAACCTTGTTGCATAATCGACGCCGGCAGGTTCCCCGACCACAGCAAGGCACATCTTGCCATCTTCATAAATACGATCGACGAATCCCTGAAGCATTGCGTGGACAGATATGTCATTTGTATCGACACAGATTGTGTTAAATCTGTACGACTCCAGCAGAGAAAAGGCATTTGCATAGCTTTCATTTGTTACGGTTGGGTCTGTACCTGCTGTGAAATCAGTTTGCCCTATAGAGGCCAGTTTCCCAGTACCAACATAACTCGACACTTTTGCAAATGCCATGAAGGTACTGCTACTTGCCGCCATGATCAATGCATCGACCTCTCCGTCTGCGCTAAGCGTAAACATGATTTTCTCGATGGCGGTTGTACCATCATAAAGAACAAATTCGCGCTTAGTAGTGTCACTCAGCGAATCCCTGAGCGTATACCGGAATTGGCGGGATCCAGGGCTTTTGAGTGTGATGGTGATCGCATTGGCCGGAGTCGATCCGGAGTCCTTTAATGTGATACTACCTGAGGTGCCATCGGATCCGGCGCGCACCGCTCTCACCGTGGTTGCACCACCAGTGAATAATTCATGCAGTACTTGTGTTGTGCCACTCGTACCAAAGTATTTTGATATTTCCGAGTCGCTCGACATTGTAACTACAGTATTGCAGGGCCCCCAGTTTGCCTTTATAACTGCTGCTGCTATACCGTTAGAAGCTCCAGCAGCAGCAGTTCCACCGATGTTTTCATACCTCTGATAAATACCAGGGCGTTTTTTCGTCTCACCGACCGTAAAGAATATTCCCATTGTTATTTAACCTCCCGTTTTAGAAAATTATTGATTATTGCGGCGGCCTCGTCCATAGTATAAGCCGCTTTTTTTTGCTCTTTCAGTGCAGCCCGGATGCATTCTTTGGGCACATTAAACCTGTTAGATGCACCTTCAAATTCTACCGCTGCGTACGTGTCGCCTGTTTCTGTATTGGGCACATAGGCTGCCTCTGACTTTGTTTTCATGATTGTGGCACTTGCAGTTTCTGCATCTTCTGCCATTTAGAGTCCCCCTTTATAGCGATCCATCAAAAGTTCTCGAAAAATTCGATAGCTAAAATGCTTGTTCGCTGCATTGTTGTCCTTGACAGCGCCAGCCCGTCGGCATCCTAGCATTACAGACGTACATTTTAGCATAATTCCTTTTTCTCATTCTATTTATTAAATAGCTATAGATTGATATTTTGCAGCTTAATGCTGGCGAAATCTCGCCGCAATATCCCATAGGTTCCAAGAACAGTGATTTGCCCATCTATTATGGGATTCCCATTCGCATTGTACTCGAGATGGGTGATTATCATAGGTGATTTGTCACTTAATGCGATTTCGCCTTCAATTGACAGCCGGTTAACGATTTCACTAATCCATTTGCGACGTGCTACTGGACTGTCGGAAATAACGTGGCACACCATAGTTGCCTGCACCCATGCTACAGAATAAGTTGTTTTTAACTCTGAAATTGCTGCCTTAGTGCGCCAGTAAATTGCCGGTGTAGAATCTTGAGCTTTCCATGTCTCAGATAAAATGTCCTGCCCGATAATGCTACATTGCGGGAACTTGACTTTCATCCATTCATTTAGACCAACAATTGGATCTGGGTTTGTCGATATCTCCGGCGGAAATTCGATTAAGTCAAATGTGTGCGTTCGGCATATGATTTTTGATTCCTCAGTTCCACTGGTGATACTTGTATACGGTTGTTCGAAACTGCCCATGTACAATTGTTTGAAACTGTCCGTACGGTTCCACAGAGAGCATGTGGTCGTGGTTTCCCCAACAAAGAATAGTTCTGAAAGGTTACCGATTATGATGTCAGAGAAATCGTCAGGCATGATAGTGTTTTCCGCGCTGCATAGCAAATTGATTAGGAGTAATCCACTCGAGCTGCGTTCCGCATTGTACTTGCTATTAATGAAATATACAATCCGTGGGTATTTTGCTGTGCTCCAGCCTGCAGCATCCTCCTCTGGAGCCATGCCATAGAAAATGGCAGGCTGTTCTTTATACGTGGCCAACGCGCTTGTTAATTCTGAAATACTGCATAATTTCTTGTAGATTAATTTTTCAAGCACTTGTGGTCACTCCCTCGGTATTCACAGACTGCATGTCCTGTGTCCAGTATATTTGCCATAACCCCGCCGCAACCTCGTTTGCGTCTATCGTAAAATAATTTGCGGCGTTTCCAGGCTCAACATAATAGAGGACAGTTGCGGTATTATCGGAAATGTCTGTAACAAATCCGTTTTTGAAATCATCCCAGATTGTACGTCTCGCTCTAATACACGCACCGCATTTGATGGAGGTTCCATCGAAAAAATTCGCCGTGGCACTTTTAATCAACGACATTTCTTATCACCACCTTCCTAAGACTTTTTACTGTGAATTGCTTATTCACCGGTTTGCAGTAATACAGATGCCCCTGCTGGCAATTGCGATTTCATAATAATTTCCACTTCTGACTTCTTAAACAGCAAAACAAGTTGAACTTGTCCAACTTATCGTCTGCTAAAGCTATTCAATTTTTAGAATGTGCTCACTGATAGATTAAGTTAAAATTCAAAAAATCGTTTTCTCCGATAATTCCATTTTTTTCTATGTGCTTCAATTGTCTTTGAAGATGAGTAAATCACATGAATGTCCGTAGTTAATAGCCGATTTAGCTGATTGTATAGGCTACTGATGGTATTCATATTTTTTTCTTTTACCTTTAAAAGCTTCAGATCAAGCACATGGTTTAATGCGAGAATTTCAATATTTGCTTTTAACTCTCTTGTTTCAGTATCGTACTTGTTTTGGAGATCTGCAAGTTGTTTAGATAGAGAGTCTGTCAAGGCTGCAGCTTTTTCAAAACTCTTTATCTCATCTTCCTTTTGCCGCAACTGATCTTGAAGATTCCTTGCCAATTGGGCTTTCATGTTGAACTCTTTTTTAGGAACTGTTACTCTGCCAATCTCGGTAGCAAACTGATTCCCAATTATCTCAACCAATTCAACAGGGCAGCCTGATTCCTTCAACATCTTTTTGATTGTATCAATCATAGTATCCATCCTCCATGGCTTTTTCAGCTGGTTGCCGCCAGCGTTTGGTAGGTCGCCGTTAACCCGGCGTTCTGGCTATATATGAAAAACGCCCGTTTTTTAACGGACGTTTTTAGCCAAAGTAAAACACATCAGTAACTTCAGATACTGATGTGTTTTACTTTGGCGCCACAATATAATCAGGTAATGCAACCTATTTTTGATGATATTAGTATAGCATGAAAAAATCATAATAGCTTGCAGTCAATTTGCATTCAATAATCAATTATGCCGTACATGTTTATTGTAAATTTATATAAAGCCACATCTTTTATCTGATAAATGCGTCTTTGTTCAAAATTGAGTTCTTCCATTAGTCTTTCAACATGTCCACACGATCGATAAATGTAAAAACGCTCCAGCACCAACTGCTCATTTTTTTCAAGAGAACTTAAACCTTTTTCTATAAGCTTGACTAATTTTTCCGTTGCATTATATGTGCATTCAAGTCTCTCTCTTTCAACGATATTATTTATAGGTCTGGCCTCATTCTTACTTGATCCTCCTCTTATAGGGACCTCATTAGTAGCCATTGACTTGATACCAGTATAATCAGATTCCAGGGCTGCTATACGTTCATGTATATTTATAAGACTTTCTTTCATCTGCGCGTATTTTTTTAAATCCTCAACAGCTTCATTCTGCCAATTCATATTTTACACCTCTGTTAAAATTTTGAATTTCTCTACGCAATTTGTTGACCTTAGGTATTAATCCTTTGTCTAACTCAAATCAATTCTTGCAGTTGATTTAATAAAAAAATGGCCATTTCATATTAAAAATATGAAATGCCACTTATGATAATAATACGATTAATCAACATTTACGCATGAATGTCAATGTCCTTATACATAAATTTCAGCTAGATTCGTTGCACTTGAAAAACTTTTTACGATGAATTGTGCATGCTATCACTTTGCATTTTAATCTATAGAGTTGTATTTTATGACTATATCTAACGCATTAATAGTATATCATCTATAATAATACTTTTCTTGCAATCTATTTGCAATTCGTAGGTTGAAGCTACTACACTTAAATTGAATACTATATATAACATAATAAGTTTTTAATATATCTGACCATAGCACAAAGCCATTGTGTTATATAATGCACCTGTGCGTTCGCGCTAGCAAAATTTTCAGCACAGATGTGCGATGTGCTGCGGCGTTTAGTCGTCCCTATATACAACTGTTCATATATTAATTATTTATTCAGTTGTATATA